GCGGCGTAGGCGCGGCGCCAGGCGCCGACGCTGATGGCGTTGCACAGGGTCCACTCGGCGGTCTGCCGGGTTTCGTCGGCGACGCGGGCGCTGCGGTCGGCGGCAAGGGTTTGCGCGGCATCGAAGCCGGCGCAGCCCTGGACCAGCAGGGCCAGCAGGGCGGCAAGGATGACGGAATATTTCATGCGTGTTCTTCCCAGGTGTTGGCGGGGGCGCTGTGATCGCCGCCGGCGCCGAATTTCATCAGCAGGCGGCGCCAGGCTGGCACGCCTTCGTATTCCATCGCCTCGCCGAAAACCTCTTCGGCCTGCTGCCAGGTCATAAGGCCCTGCGGCACCAGCACGTCAAGGCAGTAATCGTGGATGCCTGAACTGGCGTGGGCGGTGTCGCCGAACAGCCAGAACACCAGCGGCAAGCGCGGCACGCTGGCGCCGTCGAAGATGAAGCCGGTCGGCGCCACGATCAGGCCATAGCTGGGGCTGAAAAAGGCGAGGTCGGTGTGCAGCCGCCAGCGGGCACGGCCAAAGCTGGGCGCTTCGCCCACCTTGCCGGCCACCAGCTGCGTCAGGAATCCGTACTCGACCTGCATTTACCGCCCTTTCAAAATTGCAAAAACCACCATGCCGAACAGAAATCCCACTGAGCAGCCGGCCCAAAACGCGAGCCAGGCATCGATGGGTTCGGTCATGGCCATTTCCAGTGCCCGGTTTTGCCGAACAGCCATAGCGCACCGGCCAGCATCAGGATCGGCGCGACCAGCTTGGCCATGGCGCTGAACGCCTTGATCGTCCACCAGAAGCCGCGCACGTTGTTCCACGCTTCCAGCACGTCGGCCAGGCGCCCGGTGTTGTCGGTCAGCCCCTTCATGTTGGTGACCAGCTCGACGAGCGTGCCGTCGATGCGCAGGATGTCGCGGTCATGGTCGTCCACCCGGTCATGCAGCCGCGCCACCGCATCGGCATCCGTGGCGCGGCGGTGCGAATGCGCCTCGGAATCGTCAGGATCATTCCTGCGCCGGCGGGCTGCGTGGCCATTGGGGGTGTGGCCGCGATCCACGGATTACTTGTCCGCCACACCGATGCGCAATGTGGACACGCTGGCACTGACCAGCGCGGCCTGCAGGGCCTCGGCCAGCGTCATGTCGCCCGCCAGAAAAGCCAGCACGGCAGCAATGACACCGCTGGCGGCGAGGATGTGGGTGCGTTTGCCTTTGAGGAATTTCATGGCGGTCTCCTGCGGTTGAACTTCAGCGCCGCCCTGGGGTCAGGGCGGCGGAAAAGGTCAGCCGGTCATCAGGTCACGGTGCCCGGCGTGCCGGTGAAGCGCACCTTGACGGTGGTGGTGCCGTTGCCGGCGGCCTCCACTGCCACGGCCGCTGCGCCGGTGACGTCGCCGGTCGCCGGGGTGGCGGCGGAGTCGTCGAAGTTGCCGGCGGACACGTCCCAGGTCAGCGACTCGCCGGCCGCGATGACGGCGGTGGAGAGTTTCGGACACTCGAACACGCCGGTGATCTGCACCGGGCCGGTGGCGCCAGACGTGATGTCGGCGACGGCTACGCCCAGGATCTTGTTGACCTTGACGACGTCGCCCGCTGCATAGGTGGCGCCGGCCACCACATTGATGACGTCGCCGGCTGCGATGTAGTTTGTTGCCATGATGTTTCTCCTAAAGAATGAGGTTGATCAGGGCCGGCTGCCCGGCCCCGTTCATTACGCGCCCGAGGTGCGGGCCAGGCCGCGCCAGTCGAGTGCCTTGACGCCGGCATCCATGCGCACCTTGAATTCCACGCCGTCGACCGTCCAGCCGCCCTGCTGCTCCAGGGTGGGCGACTGGTTGCCGTCGAGGTAGGCCACTTCGATGGTGTCGTGGATGTTGGGGTTGGCCGCGGCGTAGTGCACCGCGGTGCTGGTGGCGTCGAGGCGGGCATCGGCGATCACCTCGAACGCGCCGCGCACGATGTTCGGCACGGTGTTGTTCTTGGTGGTGCTGGATGCGCCGACTTCGTATTCCGAGTTGGCGACCATCAATGCAGCGCCCTTCAACGTGCGCGGCACGATCAGGTAGGCCATTTCGATGTTGAGCGTGTTGCCGCTGCCGTCGGTCTGGCGCGACATGAGCGTGGCCAGCGCGTCGACGTTGGCCGAGCTGATGACGCCGGTGGACAGGTTGTCATGGTCGGCATGGAACAGCGCCACGGCGTCGCTCATGTTGGGGTTGCCGGTCAGCACGGCATAGACCAGGTTGCCGACGGTGCGGATGGCAGCGCGGCCCATCTTGTTCGGCACGCGGGTGAAGGCGTCCAGGTCGTCGTTGATGATGGCCTGGCGGGTGATGCTGAACAGCGAGCCGAAGGTGGCCAGCTGGATCGTCTCGCCGCGGTCGCCCACCGTCACGTACTGGTATTCGGCACCTTCGGCCACCGCCGGCAGCGCCGGGAAGGTGTTGAGGTCGACGCGCTTGGATGCCTTGAAGTCGGGCAGCGTGCCGGCGGAGGTCCATTTCTGGAAGGTTTCCTCGGCTTCTTCGTAGCCCTTCAGCATCGACTTGTTGGCAACGTCGGCCAGCAGGTTGTCGAAGTCGGACGAGCTGTGGGTGAAGGCAGCGGCGACGACGGCCATCTTGTCCATGCCCTTGGTCGACACGTTCATGCGGTGCAGCGAGGCGCGCGCCAGCTCCAGCAGCGAGTAGCCGCGGAATTCGTTGGTGCGGTCGTTGGCGGTGAGGCCGGAACGAATCATCAGGCCCGACTTGGCGGCGGCCTTGAACTTGTCGTACTCGTCCTCGGTCGTCATCACCAGGCCGCCACCCAAAGGCTCGGCGTTGCGGCTGACCTTGGCCAGCAGTTCGGCGCGCACGGTTTCAACCGACATCATCGGGTTGTCGAGTGCGGCGTTCATCATTGCTTCGACACCGGCGTGCGCGAGCAGCGGCTGGCAGGTTGCGCGGATCTCGGCACGGCGGGCGTGTTCATCGGTCAGCGCAGCGGCGCGCACTTCTTCGTCGCGCAGTTTCTGCAGTTTGTCGGTAGCTGTCGGCGCGGATGCGTCGGGAATGGCTGCGGGTTGAGCAGCCGCCAGGGGGGAATTGACCTGTTCAGTCATTGCATTTCCTTTCGGTAAAATTACGGCGGCTGCCGCAGGGGGGGTGAAACGGGATGTGTTCAGGCTGGCAGCCATGGGCATGGCTTCGACGATGCTATCCACCAGGCCAGCGGCCAGTGCCTCATCGGCGCCAAACCAGTGGTCGACGCCGTCGGTCAGTAAAGCCAGCGCGCCATCGTGGTCGAGGCCGCCGGGTCGAATGTAGGAATGGGCCATGGAGTTGGCCCACTGGTCGAGCACGTCGGCCATCTCGCGCAGGTCTTTGGCATTGCCGCCGACGATCGACCACGGCGCATGGATCATCATCATGGCGTTTTCGGCCATCACGATTTCGTCGCCGGCCATGGCGATCAGGCTGGCGATGCTGGCGGCCAGGCCGTCGATGGTGATGGTGACTTTCGCCTTGTGGCGGCGCAGCGCGTTGTAGATGGCAAGGCCGTCCGGCACCGAGCCGCCGACGCTATTGATGCGCACGGTGAGGCCGGATACGTCCAGCGCGTTGATGTCCTTGACAAAGGATTTCGCGGCGACGGTTTCTCCGTCCCACGATTCGCCGATGTCGCCATAGACGAACACTTCGGCGGCGGACGTGCCGCGCGCCTGGATGGAGTACCACTTACTCGGCGTTGACATTTTGTGCGGGCTCCTCTTTTTTGGCCGGATCGGCAGGCGGCGCGACCGGAGGCGGCGCGTCCAGCCCGTGGTCCTTCAGCATCTGCTTCCAGCGCATCTGCTGGTTCAACACGCTGCTGGGGTTGCCGCCGCGACGGCGGATGATCTCGGGGCCGCTGATGTAGTTGTTTTCTTCCAGCAGGATGAAGGCGTCGGCCTCTTTCACCGGATCAATCCATGGCATCTGCTGTCCGATGAACAGCGCATCGTCGAGGCTGTCCTGCTCCAGTTCCAGCAGCATGGCGCGCGGGATCAGGCCGGCGCTCAATGCGGCGGCAACAAAATCGACGTACACCGGCTCGACCCACTGCGCGACGAACTCGTCCGCCAGCACCATGTAGTCGATCCACTGCTCGACCAGCTCCTGGCGCTGCGATGAATAGGTGCCGTTGTAGTTTTTGCTGATGCTGGAATAGCTGGCGCCCACGCCCGAAGCCACCGCGCGCAGTTGACTGTCGCGGTGGGCCTGCAGGTTGGTGTTGGGGCGGCTGGTGTCGATGGTGCCGATCTCCTCGCCTGGCAGCAGGTCGTCGAACACCATGCCGGGCTGGAATCGCATGTTGCGCTGCACCACCTCGCCCGCCTCGTCCTTTTCAGGTTCGTACAGGTCGGGGGTGCCCTTCTTGATATAGGCCGCCATCGACGCGGCGATCTTGGCGGCGATGCGCTCGGATTCTTCGTAGTCCTTCACGTCCTCCAGCCGGGTGACCACGCTGGCGAATTCGGACACGCCGCGCCGCTGGCCGATGCGCTCGGTGCGCTTGGCGTGCAGCATGCGCTCGGCTGGCACGGTCTTCAGGTCGGTGCGCTGCTGCCACAGCAGGCCGTCGCCGGGGTGAATCTTGTGCACCTTGAACGACACCGGCTGCCCCCAGGCATTCAGCAAAATGCCCTGGTTGTATTTGTTGTCGTCGTAGTCGGTGGGCACCATGTCGGCTTCCAGCAGCTCCAGGCTGAACGGCACACGGGTGCCGTGCTTGAGCGTGGGAACGGGTCCGATCAGGCGCTGCGCGAAGATCTCGCCGTCGCGCAGCCAGGCGCCAGCGGCCATTCGCTGCATGCGGGCGTTGGTGTACTGCCCGGTGACTTCGGGCCGCTTCGACCAGTTGCGGTAGAGGTCGGCCAGAATCTTGGCCAGGTCTTCGTGGATGCTGCCGTCGATCTTCTTGCGCGGCTGCGGCTCCACCGTGATGCCGTTGGGGCCCACGGTGTTGTTGACCAGCTTGCGCAGGATGCCGCGCGCGATGTCGTGGTTGCGCTCCAGGTGGCGGGCCTGATCGCGCAGGCTGCCGGCGTAAGCCTTGGCCAGCGTGTCGCCGCTGGCCTTGTTGCGCGAGAACTTGCGCAGGCGCGAAGGCTGCGCGGCTTCGTAGGTGGCGCGCACCATGCGCTTGGCGGCCTGCTCGGCTTCCAGCGTCTGCACCGCGTCGGCGCCCTGCGCGGCCATCACCCTGGCGAACAGGCCCGGCTTCATGACGAAAAGTCCGCCGTCTGGTGGCGAGGCGAACCGCCGCGGGTTTCGGCATTGACGCGCAGTTCCAGCCGCTGCCGCTCGGACCGCACTTCGGACAGATCCGGCAGCGACAACATGCGGTCGCCCATGCGGACGGATTGCCCGGACAGGATCTTCGCCTCGGCAGCGAGGTACAGGGCCAGCAGATCGGAAGCGGTGCTCATGAAACACAGCGTAGCGATCACGCCGTGCCATTACTCCCCACGAAATGACACTATTTCAAGGCGCGATAAACGGTGCGCTGGCTCACCTGGAATTCGCGCATCACCTCGCGCAAATTGCGCCCGTTGAACATCGCGCGGATCTGCGCATCGCGGTCGGCCTTGTCCGACGCCGGGATGTAAACCTCGCGCCCGCCCATCCGCTCCCGCATGCCGGCCAGCAGCATCTCCACCAGGCTGTCGGCATTCTCGCGCACGATGTCGGTCAGCTCGCGCCGCAGCCACGACGCCTGGTCGAAGTCTTCCCCCTCACTCATAGCTTGCGGCTCCATTCGTCTTTGCCCGGCGTGCCGGCATGCTGGCGGGGTTTGGGTGCGGCGGGTCTTGGTGTGGCAGACCGCGCTACTTGTTTGGATTCCGGCGCAGGTGTGCTGGCGGCGAACAGATCGCCGTTTTTCGGCTCAACGGCGTCGGCCAGCTTGATCCACTGGCGCTCGGTGAAGCGGTGCAGGTCGAGCGTGTGCGCTGCGAAAATCGCGTATACGGTGCAGTCGAGCACTTCGTTGCGGGCACGGGTCTTAACCCAGCGGAACACATCGCCGCGGCTGGTGCGCTGCATCACGCGCTGCTCGGCGGTGATCTGGTGAAAGAATTCTCCCGGAAGGTGCTTGCTGAAATGGACGTAGCCGGGGCCGCACTGGGTGACGCGCAGGCGTCCAAATAGCAGATCCTTGGCGGTATCGGTGCCGACATCCCACAGCCGCACGCCGCGCTTGATGATCTTGCCGCGCCAGTTCACATCCTGCAGGCTGCTGCGCCCCTTCACTGGCTTGCCTTCGGTCGACACGCCCTTGATGGCGAAGTAGCGCGCGCGCTGGTAGGTGCGGCAAAACGCATACACCTGGTGCGTGAAGTGGCCGCCGGTGTCGACTGCCGCCGCCTCGATCTTGAGTGCGCCGCCAGCGCAATGATCGAACGGCATCTGCAGGTATTCGTGCAGGCGCTCCCAGTCTCGTTCATCGGCCGGGTTGGCATCGATCACGCTGTAGTCGACCGGCCACATTTCCTCGCCGCGCCCGAACGCCCACACCACCACCTCGAATCGGTTGTCCTGCACGTCGACCCCGGCCACCAGCACCAGTCCGCCGAGCGGCACCGCGCGCAGCGGGTAATCCTCGGCGCGGCTGGCCAGCTCGTGCGCGTCTGCCTTCTCCGCCTCTTCCTCCCAGGTTTCGCCCAGGGTGGTGTTGACGAATGTCTTGAGTTCGCCCTTGTCGCCTGTCTTGGCCTTGGCCTGCGCCGACAGGAACTCGCGCACGATCTGCGCCCACGATGCCTGCGGGCTGTAGGCGGTCCAGATGTGGAACGCGACATGACGCGGCGCCTTGATCCTGTTGCCGGCCGCGTCGAAAAAATGGCCGCTGTCGTCGCCGATGGTGCTGCCGTCGTCGCCCACCCAGCGACCGGCCTCCCATACCGCCAGATACGCCTGCTGGTCGAACAGGCAGCCGCACAGCTCGCACAGGTGTCCCACCTTCTCCGGGTCGTCGCCCCACTTGAATCCATAGGGCTTGTCCTTGCCGCCGAATCGCAGGGTGATGAAGGCGCCACAGTGCGGGCAGGGAATGTGGCGACGGTAGCGCACCAGCGCCTGCTCATGC